CAGAATTGAATAGAATTGAACTTAACATCACAATAATAATATCTTTCATGAGAATATCTCCTTGTGTGCCTATGTTAACATTTCTATTTAGATCATGTCAAGTCTTTTGTCAGTTTATTCGAACAAAAGGTTAAATGTGTTATTGAGTTGTGTGGAACGCAAGTCCCAGCTTAGAACACCTAACAAGTTTTCAATCTTGTTATCAATGATCGCTTCTTCCATCGCTTCATTATCGAACGGTAGTTCTTTGAACCAATGCGGCAATCTATGTTCGTCCGTTGGGATAGCAATACTAGTCATGCCCATTGGATTGTTCTTTAGCTTACAAACAATAACTTTCATACCATCAACAATGTCCATACTGAATTGGTCATTGTGAATCTTCTTCATGCGGTTCCAATTGATAGCGGCTAGTGCATGTCCGATACCGCACTTACCAGTCTTGTTGAATACCGCTGTGTGATGTGTTAAGTTATTAACACGCTTCGGTGTACCTTTTTCCCATGCAGGTTTCTCTTTAAAAGACTTTCTAAACTCGATAATCTTGTCAAGGATCTCTTGCTTTGGTACGTTAGTCAATAGCATTAGTAAAATCTCTTCAAGAAACTTTTGCATATATTCTGGAGTATCTGCACGTTTCAAGTCAAGACCCATAGCTTTGATTTCGCCTGGCTCACCGTTTTTATCTTTGCGCTTGCCTTCCTTGTCTGTAATCAATACTGCATAACGCTTCTTAGTAATATACAAACCTGTCTTGGCAACTACTTCTCGCCCTGCTTTAATAACTTGTGCATACGCATTTGGTACGTTAAATGCACGATTCATAAATGCAGGGAAGGTACTGTTAACTTCGTCACTAACTTGGTCATAGAGCTCGATTACTTTCTCTGTAGTCCAATCTAGTTTACCTTGTTCAATCTCTTCCTTAAACACTGGATACGCACTGAAATAAGCAGAGTCAGTATCACCATAGATAATTGACTTACCTACGTGATCATACTCACCAGTAAACATTTCATTTACCTGTGCGGCCATATGCTTGGCAATTTGTCTACCGCTAAGTGTAGTTGACTGTCCTAATCGCTGATCAAAGAATCGACTACCTGCGTTCAACAACGCACCGTAAGCAGAGTTCAAGTTAATCTTCTTAACTAGTTGTCGCTTGTCCCAGTATTCAAACTCTTTTGGATCAGTACAGTCTTTGGCTTTCTTCTGTAGGACCTTACGTTCGGCATACCAACGTTCTAGCAATCCAGGAATAACACCTTTCTCACTATATGTAAAGATAGTACCGTTAGCACTGACCATTAGACCTTGCCCACTTAAGAAAACCATATCGTAGGCTTCCTTGGCACTTACTTGCTGACTGCGACCATTCTCCCAGTCAATGATAACATCTTCGCCGATGTCTTGGTTCATGACTAGGTCATACTCGATACAAGCAAATCGACCTTCCCAACATTCAGCAAAGCTCTTACCACTAGCCATACCTTCTTTAATCATTTCCTTAGTACGATCTTGTCGCAACTGGCCAACGATTGTTTCTGGGCTCATGTTCAATGCACGAATAACAGAAGGGTACAGTGAGTTCAAGTCCATTGAACCAATCCACTCATGTAAGCCCTTCTTTGGATACGCTACATACGCACCCGCGGCTTGTGTTTCACCTTCCTTACCACGTAAGCGGTCGGGAACAATTAGTCCACGTTGATGTGCTTCATTGATAACAGCTTGGTCAGTAACCGCCACAGCACCCATTGTTGTTCTAAGCAATACCGTATTAGCATGAGCCAAAACGTTTACTAGATCAATGTACTGTAACTTAGCATCCATCTTAACTAACAGCATAACGTCTTGTCGGTTATACGCTAAGAACTTTTCAAAGTCATTGTTGTATAGTTGGTCAAGAGTACCTTCGTACTGTACCTTACGTTCTCCTAGTTCAATCTCACCAACATAGTCTAGTCGATATGTATGGAGTTCATGATAGGTATACTTTTGATACAAGTCAAGATAGTCAAGGTGTACACGACCGATTAGGTCATAGGTTACCGCAGTCTTACCAAACTTCTCGTACTCACGTGCCTTAGGATGCTTGTTCCATAGACACCATTGACGATTATAGTCCTTGCCTAGAATACGAGTAATACGGTTTACACAATACGGAATATCAAAGCCTTCACTGTTCCATCCACTAATAACATCAGCTTCGTCTAATAGACCTAGGAACAGTTCCATCATCTCTGCTTCTGTATTACATAGAACTGTGTTTTCGAACTTGTCACAGATTGCCTGTGCATCTTCTGTACTCATCTTGTCTGGCTTAATGCAGAGCGTGATGAGTCGTTCCAACCAGCTTAGGTATAAAGTAATACTAGTGATTGGATTGAAAGGGTCGCTAGGGTCCGCGAAACCTTTTTCTTTATTAAACGCTACCTCAATGTCAAAGAAGCATACGTTGAGCACTGGATCAGTAGCACCCATGTAGTTCTCTTCAAGACATCTAAAGACTGGTTTAATGTCGCTTTCATACAGACGCTTGTGCCCATACATGCGCTTTTCTTTTTCAAAGGCTTTGTTAGAGTTAACAGCTACACGACTTAGTTTGTCGCCGTGGATACTTGTAAACTTGCCTTTAGGATCTTGATAGTAAAACAAGTACTTGGCAGGAATGTCGCGAAACTTTCTCTGTCCATCTACACGTTCTACTACTTGGATCAAGTCCTTTTCTTTATTATAAATTGCGTCTACGTAGCTCAATTGATTAACATCCTTATTAGCCCTACTGTATCAATTGTAGTAAGGAGTATGTAATTAGCCAGCATGCCAAAACTACCGCGAGTATAAGCGGCCCAAGCATACATAGCACAACCACCAATCCATACAGGATAAAGAGATAGAAGAGGAGGATTAGGTACGGTAATAGCCATGGTAAGACTACAACCAATACTAATAGCCCAAGCAATAACTTCAACATAAAACCTTAAAGGCCATTCGTTGTGATCTTCTTTAATCCAGGTGATTGTAGGGCCGAACCACTTTGATAAATCTATCAAAGGGTCAATCCTGCGGCTTCTAGAACTTCTTCAAGTTCTGCGAATGCTGATTGCTCTTGTTGGAGGGCGTTTTTGTGTGCGATTTTCAAAGCCTTGTTAAGAGTGGCTGGTTTCATATCCATCTCTTCTGCGATTGCTTTGACTGTTTCTTTTAGACCTTCTCTTAGGTCTTCCATTTCACGTAGTACACGTGAACCTTCATTGAATAGCTTTTTTAGCTTTGCGATATCTTCTGAGTTAAATGAACGACTTGGCATAATGCCTCCTTTAAAATGTTACTGTAGTAGTATAATTTAGTAGGAGGAAAAGGTCAAGTCACATATCGCCATTATTGAACAAGTACAGTTCTATAACAGTTGCAGTTGGCATCCAGAATGGTTTCGTAACGATAACCAATTGGAGGAGGGGGAAGGGTTTGTGGTTGTTGGACAATAACGACCGGTTGTTGCTGTGGAACTACTACTGGACGAGTTGCGGCATATACTACTGCTCCTCCAATTACTGCCGGAGCTACCCAGCCCCAACCATAACCACCGTGATAGCGTCCATGATGTCCGTGATGTTGGGCAAAGGCGCTAGTACTAGCAATGCAAAGTGTTAAAACAGCTAAAAGTTTCTTCATAGTGTTCTCCTATGCTTATATAACGCCTAAGCCAATCAGTTCGTTGACTCAATAGTCTTCTTCGTCGTCCATTCCGCCGTTGTCGGCATACTCTTGGAGTTCTTCGATTAAGTCCTTAAGACTTGTATTCATACGGTCAGTGTAACCATATCCACCGATTAGGGTTTTGAAATGGGCAAATGTATAAGACTCTAAGTAGCGATACTTACGTGGCATGTGTTTACGTACTAGATTCTCAATAGCTTCTAGACTGTTCATCATGTCTTCAGTGTATTGCTCAATCTCTGCGGCTAATTGGTTTGCTTGCTCGGGAGATCCTTCAAAGCTGTCGCTTTCGGTAACAGCTTCTTTGGATTGATTTGCCTTGGCTACAATATCTCTAAACTTATAGATATCACTCATTATTCATCGTCCGGTGTTTCGAATAAATCTGCTTCTGCGGATCTACGCTTAGTCAAGCCTGCTAGCTCTCGGCCACCAGCCTTGTTCCATTTAAGGAAGTTCTCGCGAGCCAAATGATATTGACCTGCGTTAATGACTTTCAACAATGTTGAGCTACGTAGAGCACCAAGGCCTACGTTATAAGCAAAACAGCATAGAGCGTCGAATTGGTTTTGTGTAACTGGAGCTTTTAATAGCTTGTCTACACCGTGGCTGAACTCTGCTAGTTCTTGGGCAAACAAAATGTTTGCGTCATCTAGTGTACATTCGTCGCCGTCTTGTACAGGTGAACCGTCAGTCCACTTTGTATTACCCCAACCAATAGTAGGTACGTTTGCACTACAACGGTAGCTGTAAATCGTTTGGTCTAGGTTATGTAAATTTGTTACTGGCTTTGGCTTAACTTTACTGTTAGCGGCCGAGCCTGGGTTTGATGCGTAGCAACCTTCAAAGTGCTGAATTAGCGCAACGCCGTGTGGTCCTGCTTCCATGTGTATTCCCCTTAAATAGAATCTTTTGCTTTGGCACCGCCTGAAAACATCTTGCTAGATATCCAGTTTTCGCCTTCCCAAAAGTCGTCGTGTAGTTCTCCTGCAATCTTAGGTCGATGTGCTTGTAGCCATTTCTTAATTACAGGAATGCAATCACGTTTAGGATCCTTTGTTTTTTCGTAGAAGCTTTTTAGCTCAGTGTGTAGCTCGGGATCTGTAAGTCCAACTCTGGTGACAGCCTTAATACTATCAATGCCGTCGACACCTACGGCGACAGTGCCCATTAAGATTAAATGGCCAAGTCCGATAATGTCGATTCTGGCTTTTCCTGGGTTCCATGCTCCGGAGCCGGCGTCCCAGTGTTCGTTGATAAATTCGTGTGCTCTCATAGTCTAGTATTTAGCTAGAATTGGATTACTAGACTGCGGCATAGGCTTTTTCGTTAAGCAAACTGTTAATTCTAACGCCAAAGTTGATAGTTTGACGTAGATCGCCGGTACCAGCAATAGCGCAATGCTCGTAACAGCTAGGGAACATTAGCAAACGCCCACGTTTAGCTTCTACATCGTTAACGATTTCTTCGTCGCCAGGAGCACGATAAAATCGAGTAGGGCCATCGCTGTCGTTAACATAATATAGTAGACTCCAGATACGAACATCATCGTCAAAGTCTACATGTCTATTACCCGCATAACCGCGGGGATAACCGTTTAAGTTAATACGTACTAAGTCCACAAACTCTGCAGAACTATCTACTGCGTGTAGTACATGAAACTTA